GTACTGGTAAGGGTGGACAAAAGAAGAATAAGACTTCATCTGCCGTACACTGTATGCATCGCCCTTCTGGTGCTCATGGATACAGTGAAGCCAGCCGTAGTCAAGCTGATAACAAGCGTGATGCTTTTCGCAAGATGGCAGAAAGCAAAGAGTTTACCGCTTGGCATAAGCTAGAAACTGCTAGACGCATGGGCACTCTTGCTACTATCGAAGAAAATGTTGCTCGTGAAATGCGTAACATAAATGTCGAAGTCAAGGATGAAAAGGGTCGTTGGACCAAAGTAGATAAGGATGATCCGCTATATGATTGACAATAATGCTGCAAAGAGACTGAGAACTACAGGTATTGTATTCTCGTCGTTTGACCTACTACATGCTGGTCATATCATGATGCTTGAAGAAGCCAAGACACAATGTGATTGGCTGGTAGCTGCACTACAGTCTGATCCTACTGTGGACCGTCCTGAAAAGAATAAGCCAGTACAGTCTATGTACGAAAGGTTTATTCAGCTTAAGGGCTGTAAGTATGTGGATGAAATTATTCCATATACCACAGAAGAAGAAGTACGTCTAATTCTAGAGTCCCGCCATTTTGATGTTCGTATCATTGGCGAAGATTATAAGAACAAGGATTTCACTGGTAAAGACATTTGCGATGAACGTGGAATTCGTGTATACTACAATTCAAGACAGCACCATCTGTCTTCATCTGAACTGCGTAAAAGGATCAAGGGATAATGATGAACTATCGTTACATTAACACTGCAAACTATGGCGGGTCTGATGGACCAGAAGTATGTGATGTTGTCGAGAATACAACCAATCAAGTAATTAAGTCTGGACTTTCGCTGCAAAAAGCCAAGGAAATGGTACGTCATCTTAATCTTGGTGGTGGTTTTGATGGGTTCACTCCTGCATTCTTTCTCAATAAAATTTCTCTAACAGGAGCATAATTTTTCATAACAGGTGTTGACAGGGTAAATCCTTTCGTCTATAAGAGTCACATCAAGACGAAAGGAACCTGTTATGAAGATCATCACCGCCGCTACCCGGATCGCTGAAGAAAACAACGTCCCGTTCTATGTTGCCGATGCCTATGTCAACTATCTTGACAAGGCTGCAAAGAAGCTGCGTCTTGGTGGTCGTACCACTTATCATGACAGCACTCGTCAGAAGACCTACAACGCTGAAAACAAGTTCATGCGGGAATATGGTCGTGGTATCGCTTTCCACACTGTCGAAGAAGCTCAGAAGTTTGCTGACAAGGTGTTTGCTTCGAAGGTTTGGGAAAAGCACAAGACCAATCGTGTCAGCCCGAATTCTCCCAAGATTGAATACTCTAACAAGCTGACCCGGTTTAGCGGTGTTGCCTACAGCAATCGTATCGTCCTTGGTCGCACTGGCATGAACGCATATATTCTGCTTCATGAACTGGCTCACACCAATGGCCATCGCCACCATGACTTCTCGTTCCGTAACTGCCTTGTCGATCTTGTAACCAAGTTCATGGGTAAGGAACAGGGTGCTGCTCTTAAGAAGGCATTCAAGGAATCTGGTCTTAAGATGAGTGTCCGTAATGTTGGTGAAGTCAAGCCTTTCGCTGAATGGTATAAGACCTATGAGCGCATGGAAAAGGCGCGTGCTTGTCGATCTGCATAAGGAATAGTTATGGCAAATTTTGTTGAACGTGTTATCGCTGATCTTGAAACTGGTAACTTTTATAAGAGCCACAAAGAAGCTTACTTTAACGCAACATACATTATGCGTTCTTGCGCTGTAGATGATGGATGGAGCGTTTACCTTGTTGATTGTATCTTCTGGCACACTGTACGTCTAGAGCGTGGACACCATAAGGTAGAACTGACTCGTAAAGAAAAGCGTATGTTGCTCAAGGCTTTTAAGAAGGCTATGAACAAGCTAATCGATGAAAGAGAAATCTTTTTGAAATCTTTGCGAGATTAATTTGTTTTGGGTGTTGACAGATGAGTCTGGTTAGAGTATACCAGACTCATCAAGACGAAAGGAATTATACATGGGTATCTACTGCTACACGATGCGTAAGGATGTTAAGGAAGTCAACGGCATGGTCATTGGCCGGTTTGGATTTGCCTTTAAGGATGGTTGGGATGCACACAAGACTCGTGCAGCTAGGCTTAAGTTTGCTTTCGCTGAAAAGGCACGTGAAGCCCTTCCTGATGTTGAGTATATCGTGAAGTGTGATAGCTTCAATGACGCTGCAAAGTGGGAACTTCCGATCTACAAGATTAACAAGAATACGGACTTCTGCTACGAAGAGCCTAGCTATTATAATCGTGAAACTGATATGTGTGAACCTATTATCGTCGGTTATCTTGTGAAGGAAGGTCGTAACTTCCGTATTAAGAAGTACAACCATGAAAAGAATTGATTTAAAAGGCAAGATGTATGATGACTTGCCACGACGATTAAGAACACAGGCAAAAAATGTCGAATCTGATGGTTGGTTGAGTGCTGCCCGTCTTATGAGAAATGCCGCAGATACAATTGACTTTTTGATAGGAGAAAACAATGTCAATTCAACCAATGAGTGAAATTAACCAGAAGATTGATGCCATTTCCCAGATCGTTGTTGCCGACCTTCTGGAATCAGTACAGAAGGAAGGTAATCTTGAGGACAGTACGTTTATTCTTGCTGGTGTCATTGCCAATATCTGTGGCTGGTACACTGCAACTCTAAACGAAATTCAGCCTTCGCTGAATGATATTTTCCATGGTATGATTGTCAACAGCGTGAAGCAGTACGAAGATCATACAAAATAATTTCTCAAAAGGTGTTGACAGCCTGTGATGATTGAGTTATATGGGGGTTCATAGACGAAAGGAACTCCATATGACTGCCACCGTTATCAATCTTAGCGCATGTGAATACAACAAGGAAAAGAAGGCACTTACTATTTCCAATAGCCTGATTGAAAAGTCACATGTTGGTAGGTATCCTCGTGATCTTCTTGTTCATTCTCATCACACTGGACGGATCATCCGGTTTCAGCAGATTCAGGAAGGTCATCCGATGTTTGACTATGACTTCTGGGATGGTGAAATGATGGTTTATGAACCGGTCTCTGATATCCAGCATAATGTTCGTACCCTTACCATTCACAACTTTTATTGAGGAATTATATTATGGAAACATTTGCTCTTATAATCGCAGGAATTTGTATGCTTGGTCTGATCTGGTGTATTGCCGGTATATTCCAGCTACGCGCTTTCAGCAACTATATGTCAGATGCAATTGACAATACATATGAAAGCCGTGTAAACGGAAATTTGATTGCATGGCCAGATGTACATGCTAGCTACGCTAACCTCAAGTGGTACAAGGTTTGGGATTATCGCTTCTCCAACATGATCGTTTACGATAAGGATTGACAAATGGCACAGGCTAATGTAAAATATCGCGTACATTGCTTCGAATCAGAACGTGGTTGGAAGAGTGAACACTATCATGTCGATTTTGATACTCGTGAAGAAGCACAGCAGTATTGGGATGACTTAGAAACAAGATTTGGTGGTAGGGCTGTTGCGCCAGACTATTACTGTATTCCAAAGCGCATTGAACTTATTGAGGTATAATATGAATAACGCACTTATCGCCTTTGCTGTTGTTATCGCCTTTGCTGTAGTACTTGGGCTTATCATCAGTCTTCCTATTATGTGGCTATGGAACGTTGCTCTTGTTCCCGCCGTCACTATCCTTAAGCCTATTGGTTGGCTACAGGCATGGGGTATCACAATTCTTTGTGGTCTTCTCTTCAATACCAAGGTGGAAACTAAGTAATGATCATCGAAGCACCATACAAGGAAGGTGACGTTGTTTCTATCAAGACGATTGCCAGTGAAGAAATCGTTGGCCGTCTTGTGGAAGAGACTGAAACCTATATCATCCTGAACAAGCCACTGGCATTTATGATGGGTCCACAGGGTCTTGGTCTCGTACCATATATGTTCTCTGCACCGCAAGACGCAAAGATCAAGGTCAAGGATTCTGCCATTGCTTCTATCGTGAAGACTGAACAGGCTGTTGCAAAGCAGTACACTCAGCAGACTTCTGGCATCATGGTATGAAGTCGCCCAATCCATCATGTGAACTAGAGTGCCGCTTTCGTGACCATGGTGGTATGACAACACTGGCATACTATCCGCCTGTATATGACAAGCATGGAAACAACATCAACCCAGACAGAAATGTTACTAGTGGTGTGATTTCATGCTTGACATGTAAGGCACAATGGAACTATAGTACGTGTCTCGGTGAAACGGAGTACACGAAACTTGAAGAAGCACAACAAGTATTTTAATATCCTTGAGAAGGTGGCTATGGCGTCTGAACCGGTTTTCCGTCAGCGTCTAGCCGCCCTTTTGGTGTATAAGAACGAAGTAATTTCAATTGGTATCAACAAGACCAAGAGTCATCCGTTCCAGCGGAAGTTCGCCAAGCACAGTGATGCTATATATCTTCATGCAGAAGTTGACTGTATCAAGAATGCTCTTCGGCAATATGATGAGGATATCATTGCCAAGAGTACGCTGTATGTCCTTCGCATGAAGCGTCCAGAAAATGATTTGAAAAATTTTATGCGCGGTCTTTCCAAGCCTTGTGAAGGTTGCCAAAGAGCTATCGCAGCATTTGGTATTAAGAACGTGTATTATACTACTGATGAAGGATTTGATTTCTTATGAGTAAAATTAACAAAACAGTCCCCGTTGAAGTGTTGCGTGAAAGGATTGAGTATAGGTCGGATGGAAATCTATACTGGAAGTATCATAAGGATAGATCAGAAAAGTGGAATATAAGATTTGCGAACAAACCATTAACCACATTCCAATCCAATGGTTATGTCAGATTTAGAATTAGGTATAATGGTGGCGATTACAATCTACGAAATCATATTGTTGTATGGGCTATTGTTAAAGGTGAATATCCTAGTAAATCGCTAGACCATATTAACAACGTAAGATCAGATAATCGCATTGAGAATTTGAGAGAAGCAACACACTATCAAAATTCTCTTAATCGTCCCCCATTAAAAAACAAACAAAGCCAGTATAAAGGTCTTTACTGGAATAAAAACAAATGGCGCGTTCAACCAGAAATTGAAAGCAGAAAAATTCAAGTAGGCTACTTTATAGATGAATTGGAAGCCGCTACTGCATATAATAATTTTGTTCATAAATGTCATGACACTGAATTTGCATATATGAATGATATCTCAAACGGATACACCAACAAAGAATACCCGAATAAGCCAAGAGGATGGAAACCAGAATGAAAGATTTAGTCGTTGGAGCAATTACAGGATATAACTTTCAAGCCATTGAACCATGGGTCAATTCATTAGATCGCTGTGGATTCGAAGGTGACAAGGCGATGTTCTGTTACAATATATCATACGATGTAGCAGACCAGTTGAATAAGCGTGGCTACAAGGTATTTGGTTTTGAGCGCAACGACGAAGAGCGTATGCTAGAATACTCCAAGCCGGGATTCAATATCGTTGTAGAACGTTTCATGCATATGTGGGGCGTTCTACAGCAGTTTAAGGGACAGTACCGCTATATCATTGCTACAGACGTTAAGGACGTTGTATTCCAGCGCAATCCTTCAGAATGGATGACTATCAACTTTGGTATGGGGGTTTTTGAAAACAGAAACAAGATCAATGCTGCCTCTGAATCCATTGTTTATGAACAAGAGGAATGGGGACGTATGAACCTTTTCCGTTCATTTGGTCCGCAGTTTTATCAGGCATTCAATGACAAGGTAATTTCAAATGCTGGTGTCATGTCTGGTGACTTTGAGACCATGCTTGATCTTTTTATGAACATTAAGCTACTATGCGATGCTGCCCCTGCACACTTTATCGAAGGTGGTGGCGGTCCTGATCAGGCTGCATATAACATTCTGATCAATTCTAAGCCATTCAAGGATATAACTCGCTTCACCATGTCGGAAGATGGTTGGGCTGCACAGCTTGGCACTACAGGTCCGCAGATTGACTATAAATATGGGGACAAGCTAGTTGAACCTAAGCCTATTCTAAAGGACGGTAAGGTTTGTACATCAACCGGTGAACCGTTCTACATCGTACACCAATATGACCGTGTACCAGAATGGAAGCCTATCATTATGGAGCAATATAAGTGAGAAAGTCCTTAATGTTTACTTCTGTGGGATCGCCGCTGCCTACAGAAGGAAAGTATGCCGAAAACCATTGGCGCAGAACTGATCGCGGCAATCGTCTATACGAAACTCATATTGTCAACTATGCATACGAATCTGGGTTTGAACCAGAGGAATATTCGTATGACTTTGGTATTGACAAGAAAGGGTTTAAGTGGCCATTGGCACAAGAATTCATCCGTGACAACCAACATTCCCTTATGAATGACTATGAATACATTGGTGTCTGGGATGACGATATTCAGACTGATATCGAATCTGTGAACCATGCTCTTGTCATGGCACATAACGTTGGTGCCAAGATGTTTCAGCTAGCACTTGAAGACGGCTCTGATGCATGGTATGATTGCCTTAAGCACGATCCAAAGAAGTCATTCACTTTGACAAACTTTATCGAAATCATGTGCCCTGTGTATCATACATCACTCATTCCCAAGATGCTTGAATTCTGGGATATGTGTCCTTTGAATACAGGATGGGGATTCGATAAGGTAGCGTGTTACATATTCAACACACCTGCTATGGTTATTCATTCCAAGCAGATGTACCACCCTGTAAGGGGCGAGTCAACATACGATAAGACAGCAGCATTCAAGGAAATGGATATCTGTCTTAACGAAGCATATCCTAAGTTTATGGAAAAGCATTATGGTTCTGATTACCAGAAGTTTGTCGATAGACAGTTTGAATATGCACAAGTTTGGAGTATACCATAATGGCAAACGTATTTCTTGACCTTGGCACACATTACGGCCAAGGTCTTAATTTGTTCATGAGACGTTTCA